GATCCGTCGCACGCCATGCACTCCGCGCACGTTACGCCGGTTTCTGACGGGCAATAGAATTCCCCAGGTAGCAAACTTTCCCCACCGCGAAGCACGCGAAAGCTTCCGGCAGTCTGCCCGATAACGGGAAGCGCCCGAACGCGCGCGACGTCGTCGGCGCTATCTGTCGAAGCCTGGCACCACTGCAGAACGTCACGGAGCCTAGGGTTCCGCCATTGGTGCGAGTAGCCCGTATGTCCGGCGGAGTAGCGTAGGACGTCCGCCCATATGTGCGCCGGAACGGCGGCGGGGTCACCGTAGGCGCCTAAACGTATTTTGACGCCCCGAAACATTTCGGGCGTCCATTCCGTCGCGTAGCGCCCCGCCTTGTAAGCTTTCCAAACGGCGGCGGGCGCTTGTCCCACGTTCACATAGCACGAACGTCGGCGCCCCGCTTTCGCGTTCCCCCGATGGACACAAGCGCCGCATATGTGGACATCCATGGCCCGCCGTACAGCTTCAACGGGGCTCACGCTTTCGAGAAGTATCCACGTTTGAGCCAAGGCGCCCAACGTACGGCGCGCATCGCCTTTTCCCGTTTTCCGGTTGCTCGTTTTAAACGTCGCGACGGCCACAATACGCGCGCCGCTTTTCGCCCCGCTTGTGATACGCGAAAGCCCGGACCAAAGCACTACGCCCGACGCCCTCATTCCGCCCCCCAAACGTAGGCGCGCCCGGAATGCGTTAGAGCGATAAAATCCGCCCGCGAAAAAGGAAAGCGCGAGCCAGGAACGTCGAAGCCCGCCGCGTAAAATTGCGAATCGACGCGAGGGTCGAAACGTACTGCGGCCTCAGGTTCCGACGTTGGAAGGTCGGTCGGATCGATGCGCTGCCCGTCAAAAAACGCGCACACTTCACGTACGCCACGGTCCTGGCACCGACGCACCCCTCCGGGGCGAACGCGCGTAGAAACGTCACGAAGCGCGACAGCGTCCAAGTATTCCACGACCTTCCCGCGCTCCGTCCGCGTCCATTGTGGGCCGCCGCGCTTGGCATTGTGAAGATTACGGTGGATGCGGACGATCGGCGCGCCGGCCATTATTCGCCACTCCAAAGAAAGCGCCCACCGTCAGGACGAACCGTAGCCCATTTATCGGCGTCGATCAGGAGAACGCCGAAAGAATCTGCGTGAGCGGACTCCAGGCGGCGGGCGATCCGCCCCGCGCGGCGGGCCCCATCCATTGCCCGAACGATACCGCGTCCGATCCGAACGTCGGAAGCGCGAGCGGCAAGGCGCCCGCCATGGTTCGGGGCTTGTGCGCGCCCCGTCCGCAGATCTGTAACGGTCCGCGTCGCGCGCTCGCCAGAAAAGCGGCGGATGATTCCGTAAAGCATTGTTTCGCTCCCCATTGGTTTGGCGCCCCGCAATGGCGCCGTATGAATTGTGCAGCATTCATAAACGCGAAAAAGAACGGGCGCAAGGGCCTTATATTGCGGCCACCTTTACGCGGCCCCGGATTGCGTTACCCTATGACCGACAATTCCGGCGAACGGACACAAGCGGCGGCGCCCAACGTATGGGTGGCGCTTTTTTCGTGCGGCTAATGGGGAAACCTGGCGCGATCCGGCGCGATCCGGCGGGGCTGGAATCGACCCATTCCGCCGCGCCTTTTGCCATGCTACTCGACGCGAGCGCGGGCGCGTAGTACGGGCTCGACCTGTACAATTTTTTGAGCCCAGCGCGTTGGGTTCGGCAAGGAAAAAACGTACCTACCAACGCGGAGCTCCAGGTATATGAGGGGGCGTGAGATCCGTCGGCCTCATGGTTTTTTAAGCCGAAAACGAGCCGCAAGGGCATGGAGGAGTGCGCCGCGAGTTTGGTTACCCTCGGGCTCTTCTACAGCGGGACGCCTAAAGCCTCTACACGGAACCCGCCAAGCAACAGAAAGCCCCCCCGCCGAAAACATCGACGGAGGGGCCGGGGGGCTGGGAGCCAACGGGCCTAGTACCCTCGGATCGCCTCCAGATCTTCAGAGTCCCCGTCTACCTGCCAACGCCTACCCAACGGATGACACGTGATACAGTGATGCGTCACGCCGTCGCGTGTTTGGTAGTGCGTGACACCTGGGCGAATCGCGAACCCACACTCGTCACACGGCACCCGTGTATCGTTGGCCCCCGCCTTCCATATCGCGTCGGGGTCGAACTGCTCAAGCTTGTGAAAGCTGACCCACACGGACCCCTGACCCCCAAGCGGCGTGATCCGTGCCTGAAGGTTGCCGTAGGCGCGGCGCGTCTCCTGGACTAGCACCGGCACCCCTAAGCGGTCCTGGGAGGTGTTATTGGTCCACCAGATAGCGTCCGGCTTATCGGTTGTCATGGTATTCCTCGTCATTATCGTGGCGGCTCATAGCGATCTCCAGCACTTCGTGGATCCGTCGCGCCTCGTCAATGGTCAGACTGAGGTGCGCTTGGTCGAGCATGAGAACGATGGGCTTCCATGATTCATGTAAGGGCCTCCCGTCTTCGTCACGTCGGGTTGCGGCTCGGATCGTCATAGCCATAGCTGTACCATCCCAGAGAAGAGCCCGAATGCGCCGCCGTTCGCCTCGACACCGAAAAGCGCCCCAGGGCCGTTGCCCTCTTCATCCCTCGACGGGTAAAGGATCGTCCCATCGTCCAGCAGTAACACCATGGCCGCGGTCGAGTGATCGTCCCAACCCTCTGCCTCGACTTCCTCCCGACTCATGGGGCGGACCTCCACGATTACGCGCCCGACCAAGCTTACCGACATGAGTCCTCCTCTGCGTCACCTTCGTGTGACCAGTAAAACGCCTCCCCGACCTTGTTCCCGTTGCTATCGCGGAGCCGGATGCACTCGTCCTCACCCAGGCCCCGTTGTGATAGCTCAGACGCTACCAGGTCGAGAATCCAGGAGACTTCTTGATCCTTGGCGGAAACCCCACCCGCTTCTGGATCAACGTCCTGAAAAGCTGCGTTGTCCGTCGAGATCCGCAGTACGAAATCACCTTTCATCGTGCCACCTCCATTTCGCCCCAAGGCGTCTTATAAGGCCAGAAGTCATCCCCCCATGTCACCCAGTACAGGCCCGACCGATACCGGGGAGCCTGGGCGTCGGCGACCATACGGTCGCACCCGATCGCGACCTGGAGGCGGCGCACCGTATCGCCCGTGAACGGACAGCGACGGGCCTCCAGTTCCATAACATAGTGATAGTCGTATGCGGCGGGCGCGTTCGTGAAAAGCTCCATCGTCGCTCCGTTGGTTTTGGCGTGTCTCATATCAGATCGGTCCTTCGACCCGTCCGTCAGGCCAGACGGCTGGAGTAGTGCCGTCAGCGATAACGTCCCACCATGACTCGGTCATCAATACCCCAGAGTAGTCGGACAGCCAGACGATGCCGGGGTGCTCCTCGCGGGCGCCCTCCGGTCCAATCAGCGCCCACCGGCACGGGTGGACCTCCGATGCGTTGCAGTCCACCTCGCGCCGTATAGCGGCCTCCAAACTGCGCCACTCCTGGCCGTCATGGAGCCCGTGAGCGCGGCACCATTCATGCGCCTTGCTTGTGCCCGTCATCGTGCCTCCCCCTTCGTGTCATACGGCAACAGTTGCTCACACTCGCTCAAAGCCTCATCGATGGCGGCATCAACATCGCCGGAAAACCCTGGCGACACACTCGCCGCGTAAAAGGCCCCGTCTTCTGGGTCGAATTCGACCTCGACATTGTCAAGACAAACGGCGTCATAAACGACCGTCCCGTCGCTGTCGAGTAGGGCGACCACAACACGAATCTCCATCAGAGCACCTCCCCCATGATCCAGGCGCGACCTGGGCCGGTGCCTGTCTCAACGTTGAGCCCGACTTTCGTGACGATAGCGTCCGTGCCCTCCCACTCGACCAGGTTGTGATCCGCGTCGGACATGATCCAGGAGAGAACGTCCGCACGTTGTGCTGGGGTCATTTTCCGCCATGCGTTGCGAGCATCGTACACGCGCCGCTTGTCCCCGGCGTCGAGGGTCCGTAGTGCCTTGCCGTTGCGATTCATCCCGCCACCTCCATAAGAATTTCTTCGGCCCCGAAGACCTCATCCGCCCCGCAAGTGTCGCACGGGTAGTTTCTCGCATCCGGCTCGACCTGGTAACGGCTCGCCCCGCAAGCAATGCAAAAACCTTCGTCGGTCAGGCCGACCTGGGATTCCTCGACGGCGGCGAAAAGGGTGTCGAGGTCAATGGACGGATGCAGCCGAACGGCCCGCCCTTTTGATAGGACTTTCATAGTCCCTCCTACCAGAATGTGTAAGCCGGATTCCATCCCGCATGGATTGAACCGGGGCGAAAAGCTTAAACCAAGCACCGCCTGATCGTCAACCGTTGCCCTGAATCCTTATCGGGAACAATGCGAGAGACGGGCTGGCTCTGACCCCGAACAGCACCCGAAACCCGAACACACCCCAAACCCTCGAGCGGCGTTGAAACGCGCCCTCAAAAACGCCCCCCGGCTTTGCGCTTATTAGTACGGCGATTGCTGTACAGTTTTTTAGGACTTCGTGTGGCGTGAGGTGTCAATATTTTTCGCGGCGAAATCCTTATGAGCGAATAAACATCAGAAGTCATTCTGCCTTTTGCCTTAACCCTCCGAGTCCAACTACTCAGCCGGATGTGGGAACGTATGGTTGCAGCATCTGGCTCCGAGAAACAGATTGCTCGAATTGTGACAGTTCACAGCCGCCACAAATTTCCCAGCGGGAGTCAGGTAGGTGATACGAGAAGAAGTTCTGTATCAGTTCTACCGCTTGCCGCGCCTCATTGCGCGTGAGGTGCTCGCGATCAGAGCGGCCCTTCCTTACTGGATTGGGGCGAATGTGTTTCTGAACCGCGACAAAGAAAAAGACTCGCTACAAAAGAACGAGTGGCCTCCGACCAACAGCGCCAATGAAATCCTCAAGTCACATGGGATCGATTGGGGTTACGAGCGTGGAGAGGTCAGGTTTTGCCACATTGAGTACGAGTTACGCCGCCAAGCCGCAGAAGTCATTTTTGACGTTGACAACCCCCGGCGGCATACTGTGAGAGAAGAGGTCATTTCCTTACTCAGTGATGTTGGAGTCTATGTGGAGACTGACACCCTGGGTTATCGCTGCGGAGACGCCAATGAGGATGGGTAAGAATTTCGAGATCGTCGGCATTCTAGGGCTACAGAAGGTGGGTGACGACGAATTCGTAAGTGCCATTGAACTGGACGCTGACTTTCTGTTATTGCCTCCAGAGGTGACGTGCCCCGCGTTGGAGACATATATCGCGATCATGCAGAATATCCTTGATGACCACGAGGCGGAATGGATTGCAACGAGCCAGGGTGATCAACCTCCTAATATGACCCAGATGAACTAATGGGAATCCAAAGAAACCCCCATCCGGTGTTCTCTGTGCTGTGGGGTGTCTGGGGGTTGGCGACGATCTACCTGTTTGCGACAGGCCCAACGCTAACTCCGTGGGCTATGTGGTTCGTGTATTTCTTGGCTGTCGAGTTAACCGGCGTGTTCTACAAAGGCCCGAACCAGGAACGCGACACCCTCTCCGAGACGATGACTTACCTACAGAGATCGTTCTCGCAGCACCGCCGCTTTGGTCGAGGTTGGAATGCCGCCTTGTTAGCCATCGTGCTCATGGTGTCGTGGGTGGGCGTCTATCCGGTGCCCAATGATTTCCAACGCGCCGTCATGGGGATATTAGTCGCCGTGTGGTTGTATGATCATTGGATGAGCCCCGATATCCACGGATGAAGGTCGGAAGCCTGTTCGCTGGTATTGGTGGGATAGATTTAGGGCTAGAACGCGCTGGGTTTAGTGTCATCTGGCAAGTTGAAAAAGACCAATTCTGCCGTGATGTTCTTCACAAACACTGGCCTCACATTCCTCAACACATTTTCGTTGAAGAGGTCGGTGCTCATAACCTGGAGGAATGTGATGTCATCTGCGGAGGATTCCCCTGCCAAGACATCTCAACAGCCGCGCCAAATGGGATGGGCCTGGCAGGAGCGAGATCTGGGCTGTGGTTTGAATTTGCCCGAGTCATTCGCGAACTACGACCCCGCTACGTTGTCGTGGAGAACGTCCCAGTACTCACTACTCGAGGGCTTGACCAAGTTCTCTCATCCTTGGCCGAAATGGGGTACGATGCGGAATGGTTCTGTGTACCAGCTTCCGCCTTTGGTGCGCCGCATCTCCGATGGAGAATGTTCATTGTTGCCTACACCGAGTGCGAGTTCGTATGGCAACAACAGAGGGGGGTCGGCGGGACGGGTTGGGCCGATCCGTCACAGTCTTCAATCAATGGCTCGCCACAATCTTTGGCCGACTCCTGTGGCAAAAGATGCTCAGGGTGCGAGGAATGCTACGTCGGTGAGGAAGCCTGGAAGTCAGCACAACGACGGTCGGACGCTGACGGACGCGGTGATTCTTTCGGGAGACGCGACCCTAGAAGAAACGGAGAAGGGGAATCGGGTGGTTGGTGGAGCATTGAACCCCCGGTGGGTAGAGTGGCTGATGGGGTTCCCGGTCGGGTGGACAGCCTTAGATCTCTAGGTAATGCAGTTGTCCCACAGGTAGCCGAGTGGATCGGCCACCGGATTATTACCCATGCTCTTGCGAGCGAAACGCCCCACAAATAACCTAATGAGCCTCAAGGATACCCCTTGAGGTCGTGTCTTAGTGAGTAGGGGCGCTGTGCGGTATCAGATGGTTCCCAAAACTCAGGGGTCAAATCCTGAGAAGTGGCGAAAAACCCGTTGGATACAGTTGGACCCAGCGGAGGTCAGAACGCTGATCGTGGATCGTTATGGGGACGCCATGGCTGACTACCTATATCAGCAACTCAATCACGGACACGTCATCGAAACAGCCTGGGGTTATCTCAGGCAGGAACCCGCCAAGGGGGACTTGTAATGAACATCTTCACCGTAATTGGCAATGTCGGTGGCGATCCAGAAGTCAGGACATTTGACTCTGGGTCGAAGCTGGTAGAGTTCAGTGTTGCCGAGAACCGTAAGTTCAAAGGTGAGACGCTGACCAACTGGTTCCGGTGCAAAGCATGGGGCCAGAAGGGCGAACTGATCGCTCAATACGTCAAGAAAGGCGACAAGATCGGCATTAACGGTCGTATCGAAATCCGAAAGGATGAGCAGGGCAGATACTGGACCGATGTCATCGTGAACCAGGTCGAGTTCCTTGGTCGCCGCGCCGTCGATGGTGAGGCCGCTCCCTCACCTACCGCTGACCCGAAAGACGACCTCCCGTGGTAGACGAACGTCTATCAGTTGGAGTGGTCATGGCGTTCACAAGTGTGCTGGGTGTTTCGTTGATCAATTTTGGTCAACATCACCTGTGGGCTGTCGGAGTCTTCTTCGGTGGTGTGCTTGTGAGCCTCTCCATTCTTGGTGGGCCAACCAACGAGTAAGTCCAATGCTCTTTGTTCGTGGAGGGTGCCCGCGCGCACCCAGTGAAACGGGCTTAGGGAAGTCGGATGTTGGGCGAGATGGTGTAGCAAAGGGAGGTCATGGCTCCTGCGCGCATTTGAGCCCACATCCGGCGCATGGGGGGTGGTAACGGTTTCGACGGTTAGTAAGGCCGTTAGCGGCACTGACCGGACCTGGGTTCGACTCCCAGCACCTCCATGATGGCGATTCTCTTCAAAAACAAGTGAGGGGCTGATGTCAACCAGTGAACAGCGAACCCTGGTTGAGCTTGCCGTGAATAAGAACGGCCCTACCGTCCTGCGTGGTCAGGAGTATCGACGGCTTTCGATTGCCAAACGCATCGCCTTGCTAGAGCGGTGGCATGAAAGCCTCTCTATAGAACTGGCCGACCTTGAAGACCAGTACCATGCAGAAGGGTGAGATCGACTTGGACGAAATCGTCCTCAGTTGGTCTAGTGGCGGTCTTCGTGAGGGTAGTCATCTTTGGTGGGAGATCGCAGAAGCCTTCCGGCGAGGGGAACCCCTGAAGCCCTATGAAGCAGTGCCTGGGTGTACTTGTATCCGCTGCACGGGCGTGATCCCGAAGCCTCCCACCAGAACTCAGGGATTACAAACCTCAATCACCGATGATCAAATCGCTCGAGCACGATCTTACCCAATTGTAGATGCCCTAGAGGAGCTTGGGTGTCGTCCCATTAGACGCGGGAATAGAGTTACGGCTCTGTGTCCGCTTCACGAAGATTCTCGACCCTCCACAGACATCACGCCAGGCAAGAACCTTTGGTACTGTTTCGTGTGCGCCGAAGGTGGCGATGTGATAAAGTTGTGGATGGCGGCGAAACGGATGTCGTTTGCTGACGCTGTCCGAGCACTCAGTTGACCTTCACAAAGAGTGATTGAGATGGGGAAAAGAAAACACACCGGCTGGCTTGGTGTCGCGAAGGAACGCGGTCGGTCCACGAAACCCATGAGCCCAGAAAAGATCGCCAAGAGGTGGCGCAAACTTGTCGCCATTTCATCCGGCAAGGGGACGATGCCAGGTCGGGACTCTTCCGGCACTATGCGTTATCCAACCCCGAAAGATGCGCCTAATATGGCCCGTGTGGAGACGATGAAATGAGCAGCCATCAACCCTTCTGGGATGACGCGAAAGAGTTACGCGCCTTTATGCGACACCTCTACCTCCACGGCTGGTTCGACTCCGAACAGGGGATGTTGACATTTCTGGAGAAGCCTTGGAAATACGGCAGTGAATACCGTGAGTTTCGGAACTTAAGGATGATTAACGAGGTCATCGAACAGGGCTTGGAGGAACTTAATGCCTGAGAATTTTGGAGCCTTCGCCGTGACAGTCATTGTGTTCCTGGTCGCTGTCGTCGTCCTTCAATGGTGGGGTGGGTCGAGTAAGACGACCATCCTACCCAAGCCGACATCGATTCGACTTGAGGAGATGGAAGAGGACGACAACGAGAAATGAGCGACGAACTGCCGATCATTTGGTCCTACGGAGGCGGCACTCAATCAGTAGCAATCGCCGTGTTGGTTGCTAGGGGCGAGTTACCTCGTCCCGATAGGGTGGTGATCGCAGACACAGGGCGCGAGGCCCAGGAGACATGGGATTACACGCGCGATGTGGTGAACCCGTTACTGGAACCCGTTGGCCTTGAGGTCGAGATTGCGTCACACGATTACGCAACAGTAGACCTCTACGCGCTCAATGGTGATCTCTTGATCCCTGCATTCACTGGGGAATCTGGTGCCCTGCCTGGCTTCTGTAGTAACGAGTGGAAGAAACGTGTGATTAGTCGGTGGGCAAAAGATCAAGGCTATGGCAAAAAGAATCCAGCAAGAATGTGGTTAGGAATCTCTGTCGATGAGGTTCATCGTGCGAAGCCTAGTGGGATTCCCTGGCTGCACTATCACTGGCCTTTGCTTTTAGATGTGCCACGCCGAAGAGATGAGTGTATTAACCTGGTGCAACTGTCTGGGTTGCCTACCCCGCCCAGGTCAGCGTGTTGGATGTGCCCGTATCGATCCAATGAAGAATGGAGACACATTCGGGACAACTACCCCGAGGAGTGGCAGAAAGCCATAGAACTCGAAAAAGAGATTCAGGATAAGGACGAGAGAGATGGGCTTTTGTTCCTGCACAAGAGTCGGGTGTCTCTTCAGGATGCCGTACTCGACCATGACAACTTGGATCTTTTTGGTGGTTGTGATTCCGGTTTCTGCATGGTCTGAATTTTGATGCCCGACAATCTTGAAGGCTTGATCGCAGCCTACAAAGTCGGACTAAGAAGATCGGAAGCCGCCAGAGCGCGTGGTGGCACCCACCGATACGGGTGGAAACCCTCGACCGATCGTCAGAGGTATGTCGATGGGATGTCTGCCGCCGCAGAGTGGTTGGTCACAGAGGCAACAGGACGCGAGTGGCTGTCTAATGGGTTGGTGCCCGACCCATCCTCAGAAGATGTCAGCGGCGGGATCAGTGTCCGCTGGACTGAACGCGATAACGGGTCGCTGATCATCTACCCCCACGACGATGCTCCATACTCCGCTCTTGTGACGGGTGACCACTGGAACTTGAGGGTCCGTGGCTATATCCACACAGATGTCGGCAAGAACAAGAACTTCTGGCGAGAGGATGTCAGATCCCCGGCGTACTTCGTTCCGCAACATCAGTTGCTGCCGATCACGGAACTCCGTCTAGCACCCTAAACGACAGCGCCCCTCCGACCAGGAAGGGGCGATATGGAAGGTCGGAGGGGCTAGGCGTCGGAAGGGGTTACGAGGATACCCGTGTTCTGTGGCGCAGTACGCGACCGACACTTGAGGGTGATATTACCTCCCCCTTTCTGGTCAATCAAACGCAGTGTTCGCAGTCAGTCATGGGCGTCTCCTGACGCTTCCGCGAACGTGATCGGCACAGCGGTCAAGACCATCTTCATCGTTCCCACCAGTTCCGAAGCGTTCGACCACTGAGCCGCGCCAGCGTTGTCCGGCGTCCCCTCCTCCAGCCGTGTCGCCAGACGGCATAAGTGTAGACGGCTAAGACCGTCGCACTCCAGATGGTTGTGATCATGTTGCTGCCACCTCTATGAATCTGTTTGTTGTGAACATCTGACGCACACTAGCGACGGCATCAACTCGCGCATTGTTTGCATCTGAAGTCATGCGGTCAAATCGGCGACGGATCACGTTACCTGGGGTCGTACCCATGCACATGGCAATAAGGAATGGGTGCGCGTCTGCCTCGACCATGCCAATAGCACCGGCATCACGAATCTCTTGGAAACGCACACCGATCTTGCGAGCACGATTCGTCATTTGTTTGGCGTTCCCAAAGTAGGCCAAAGCTGCTCGTACATCATCTGCGTATCGTGATGGCACCAGCACGGCCCTCTCCACCCCCCGAGCCATCTTGCCTTTGAACGGCGTACCGGGGATGCGAACGGTCACGCACGGAACCTCACCAAGCGGGTGACGCTCGACCCATTCGCGAACGATCCATGAAGAGGACGTAGCCGCATACACTTCATGCGACGACACGGAGGAGTGACCAGCAAGCTCCATGGCTGTACGGATGTCGGCACCTTGATCAAGCATCGCCGTCAAAGAGGTGTGGCGTAGCGCGTGGGGCGTCGAGGTGTCTGTGACACGCTCTAGGTAGTTCGAAATAATGAGCCTCATACCCGACTCACTGATCGAACCGCCCCTGTATGAGGTGAAGACAAACGGACTATCGCCGCGCTCTGGGAGCAACTCGAGGGCACTCATGCCGACAGGAACAGTGCGCCTCTTCCCACCCTTGCCCACAACCCGCAAAGAGTCGTTGTCGAGAACATCACTCCAGGTGAGTCGGCGAATCTCAATCTGCCGTAGCCCCATCACAGTGGCGAGGTAGAGGATGGCGTAATCACGACGAGAGTCCGCGAGGCTCAACAGATCGATCGACTCATCAACACTCAAGGCGCGGCCATGATCGTAGGAGCTTGGTGGGCTCCAGCCGTCCAAGACATCCTCCGGCTGGGCGGCTGCGATGTCGCGCAACGTCATTCCGGCAAACGATGCGATCACGGCACCACGGTCGTGGGCGTTGTCTAGTCGAGCCAGAATTTCATTAATCATGCTCCATCCTCCCAATTGCCGAGCCACTCGAAAGCGACCTCGTAGTGTGAGGGCAGACCAGTTGGGGACTTGCCACCCCACCTGACTGCCAGACGAATGTCGTCAGCGTTATCGCGACCGCGAGCCACCTCTGCCATCAAGCCAAGTGCGTCGGTGTACCGCTTGGATACGAGCCCTAGACCCCACGGGTCATGGGCTGTCCCAAACATGACCCGCCCACGCTCCCCTGTCGGCTCGACCACAAACTCTGGCATGAGTGCCGCCAGCCGTGTGAGCGCGTCTTTCGTTGACCTCGTCACCTTGCTCATCTCAGTGCTCCATTCGACCGGCTCTGACCCAAACCGTTCGCGTTGAGGTTCATCGACGCCCCGTGCGAGCGTCCGCTTGAGTATGCTCCGCTATGCGTGTTGGCGTAGCGAGGTGCGGCAGACCGAAGCCTGACGTTGTCGTTGATCCATGCGTCAGCCGCTTCAGTTCCGGTGGCGAGTCGCACAAGGGCCGTCGTGTTCCCGGCGTACTGCTGTTCACGCTTAACCCTAGCGTCACGAAGCTGGCGACGGATGCCATCGACGGCACCCTCTAGCCAAGACCGACGCCAGTAACGAGGCGCGTATTCGTACTCAGCCTTGTACTGCTTGAGTGCTTTTCGCGACAGTCGGTCGAGGTCAGCCACCAAGCGCGAGAGAAGGTAGGTCGCGACAGCGCGATCTGATTCCTTGCCGACAATGGTGATGCGGCTCGTTCCACTGGTGTAGTACATCCGGCATCCATGATGGCTCGCCAGAGTGCTTGCCAGTTGGGACACCCAAGGGGTGCTCTTCCTTGCGCCACCGACACCCATGTCGCGGGTGTCCACCTGTTCCGCTTGGACATCCTCTTGCTCATAACGAGAGAAGTCGATGTCGGTTGCGGTCAGACGGTGCTGCGCCAGGAGTTCGCTAACCTTGGCCGCGAACGCAGCAGCCTCATGCTCGTTGCCGATAGCCGCCGCACTGTCCGCGTGATCGCGGAGCTTGCGGATGCGAAGCAGGAGTGCTTCGTGAGTCATTGCCACCTCCCATGGTGCAATCAATTGTGTCCATCAAGATCGCACGATAAGTGGGGGTGTCAAGGAGGTAAGTCTACGCCTGTAGAAAGAACCAGATTACGGAACCCCAAAAGAGTCCACACACGACAAACGTCAATAAGCAGCCGCGCAAAGCGTCACGGTTCATGGATGCTCCTGTGGGTAGACGTTACCGAGCAGGAGGGCGCGCACCTGGCGAGCGTAACCCAGTAAACTCTTGTCGTCGTCAGCCTTCGCTATACGATCCAGCAGTCTTTGGACTTCGCCTTCCTTCGTACCCACTACTTCGCGCTTCCGTGCTGCCATCGATCACCTCCCCTGTTTTCGTTTGGCTAGAAACGATACAAGCGATGGTGAGAGTGCCGCAAGTTATCGGTCGCTGTCGCGCGACCTTGAATCGTCTTGCACGGTCAGTTGGATCATTTCGTCCAACTTCTCTTCAAGCCGGATCAACGAAGCGTCTTGGCGGTCTACCGCAACAGAGAACTCGCGCAACGTGACGAGTTGGGATGCCTGACGTTGGGATACGGCTGTAGCCTCAAGGGTCGCGATACGATGGCCTAGCTCCATCAACGTCCTGGTCGTCCAAGCCCCAAGACCCAACGCCACCGTCAGGCACACACCAAGCACTGTTTGCACAAAAGGGTGAACGATTACCCTCACAGGGCGTCCGTCGCCATCACCTTGAGTGGAGGCATAAATCATCATTCATCACCTCAGGCTTGGTCCGACATTGATGGTTGCCGTCTGGGTCGGCCCGTCTGTGGTAGCGTCCACGATGTAACCCGCTACCTCGTAGATACCAGACTGATTAAAGTCACCCGCAATAGTCGTCGCTTCAATGTAGCCGTCCGTCCCATCACCGGCACCAATTGGCGAACCCGTAAAGGTGACACTACCACCCGTGTATGTCTTGCTCGTACCGTCTGGACGCTTGAGGTCGATCTCCTTGGTAGTCGCCGCCGATATGTTTGCCGCAGACTTGTAGCCCGTCAACGGGTCACGATCCTGAAGTTGGAGAATGATGCGAAAGCCGACCTGGCCCACAGTCGCATCGTATTCGTGACTCATCTCAGTACCTCACTCACCGAAGCTGAATCCTTTTGTGCCTTACGCAGCACACGGGTTACATAGTCGGCTTCACAAAGCATCAAGGTTGATACGTCGGTCGATTTTATGGTCGCTTGGCTGTAAACGACGGGCACAATGATTAATTCGGTCATGCCTTCAGTACCTTCTCAGCAAAGCTCCGGTAAAACCCAACTACAAAGATGTGGGCTCGTCCAATCACCTCTAGTATAAGGCTTTGTCTTCCGTAGCCGAAACACGCCACAGAACCGGCGTTTGACCCCTTTCCATACCCGTATGTCGGGATCACTGGAGGCGCTCCCGACGATCAACACCTTGTCCCTGGTACGGCTGAGTCGCCGCGACATCCTCATAGATGTTCGCAGTAACCAGGGGTGTCAGGCCGTCGTCATCGTAGATAGTGAGAGTGCCAGCGGTCGGGTCAGTCTCCAGCCGGTTGCGCGTGATCTTTTCGATCAGCGTGAGGCGGCGACCGTCAATCAGTTCGTCTATCACAGTCGCGCCGACCGATGAGTCGAGGAGCTTGCCGACTCCACGAACGACCACAGTGCCCCCGGTGACTGTCGATTCCAAAATCACCTGACCACTAGCGAGGTCGATAGACGCGCTTTCTAGGCCGGTTTTATTGCGGAGGGTGATGCCACCGTGATAGCCACGCATAGATAGAGTGCCGCCGGCGCCACCCATGTCTAGGATTGGTGTGCTTTCTCCGGCTACGCCTGACCAACAGTCCACGATGCTCGCGGTTGTGTTCCCGCCGCCAACGGTGTTTTTCGTGATTGTACCCATCAGCGTACAGCCGCGAAGCTCGCCGTTTCGGATCTCAAGATCCTCAGCCATGCAGTTGACGAGGGAGGACTCGTTATCGAGAACCCCCGTCACATACGCCATCGTGATCGTACACTCTTCCAGTGTGGCGTCTTGATCGACTGTGATCGCCGTCCGACGCATCCCCTCACCCATGATCGTGTAGCCGGTCATCGTTATGGCCGGGCCTATCGTGAGGTCCGACATCGCATGGAGGTGCGTGATGTTGTGCTCTGCGGCGACCGTCAGCGCATCAGCGATGTTGTCCACTGGGTGGAGCATTGTGCCCTGCGGATAGCGGGTGCCGGATGTGCCGTTTACGGCGTCGATGTGTACAGCACCGCCGAAGCTCATATCTTGCTGGAACGAGCCGTCGATCAAGTTGTTTACCACGTTGACGTTCGGCCCTGAGTTGTCGATTAGCGTCCCGACGCCTGTGATGTAAATGGTACAGGCACCCGTGACGGTCGAGTCAAGCTCAAGCGTCCCCGTTACCATGTCGATGGACATGGGCTTGGTGCCGGTCTTGTTGACGACCTTCATCTCGCCTGACCAAGCGCGAGCGTTGATCATCGCGTCACCGTTGCAGTCGATAATCGCCGGTTGTCCGACATTGAAAGCGTCTGCGGACGAGCACGAGTTCAGCATGATGATCCCCCCAGCGAGGTTCCCTCTCATGCTATACGAAAGGCCAGCAGCTAGGTCGCCACGAACCACGCATCGCTCCGCGTGACCGGCGAAATTGTCCACGCCTTTCAAGGCGACAGATGTGATATAGGTGCCGCCAGACAGAGGGCCTGTCAGAAGCATATTCCTGTACTCAGCGCCTGTCACCGTTGCACCCGCAGGGATGGTTAGCGCGGTAGTGCGCGGCGAGCGACCCTGAAAAAGCATATCGGTGTGATCTGGGCCGATGTCCAGAGTCAGATGGTCGGTCAAGCGAATAGTCGAAAGACCCTTGGCGTTTGCAATGGTCTGCGCGTCGGTTGAGTTGCTGACGGGCTGACGTGAAGTGCCCACCGGGAACAGAGTCCCAGCAGTGCCTGAGCCTGTGCTCACCCAGACTGAGGCGTCGGCATACGAAGCGAACTCCGCGTCCTCTGAGGTTATGAGTCCGGTGATGTCGAGGCTGTCCGGTGTCCCCTGGTTGTCAATCGGCGCAATAACACCACGCACCGCGTAGTCGCCGCCACTGACGCTGGCGTTGAGTCTCAGATAGCCAGATCTGAAATCAATGTTCGCTACGTCACCGGCTTGCGTGTTGTGGATTTCCAACCCGCCTGTGTAGCCGATGATTTGGATGTTTGTGTCCGCAGCCGCCAATAAGTTGCAAAGCTCGCCGGGAGCCGCACCGGGAATCCCAGAAGCAAGATTGACGCAGCTAAAGTCGTCGCCCAGGAAAACGCGGTTGTCTAAACCGGCGGGGTCAGGGAGTAGTAGACTCTCAGTGAAGATGCCTCGCAGATTTTGAAAACCACCAAAAAATCCGACGAAATCACCGTAAAATGGATCTGTACCTCCCGCCGTGCCCGAGAGATACGTCCTCTCAAATCGTGTGCCGTTGACGACATTGCCCGTGGCAAGGAAAATATGCTGACCCGACGTGATCGGCACGATGTTGAGATCCGACACATCGACGTCAATCGTGATCGGGGTGGCAACGCCACCCGCGAAAAATCGAATCTCGTAGATGCCATACTCAGCACAGAGTTGGGCAGCGTCCGAGAAATTGTCTACGGGTTGAGCTGGTGTCCCCCAAGGATGTTCGATTGCGGTCGCGGGTGCGCCGTTAATGGAGTCAAGCCACACAGCGCCTTGATAGTCGAGACGTTCTTGGAAGCCGCTGATGTCCTGAAGGCCCGCCGAGTTCGCTGACCGGATCGACACTTGGTTGACGTTCGTCACGTCCGCGACGTTGCTGTTTGCGCCAGCCAGGTTGACCGCATATTGACCGTCCTCGAAAGTCACCGTGTAGCCGTTGATGATTTCGATGACGCGAGCAAGTGTCACACCCCCGACCGTAACCGTCGTGTTGTGGCGGTGCGTGTCGAGGTACGGCATCCCTTGCGCGTCGTCCTCGAGATCTTTCAGGGTCAGGCGAAACGTGTCGAGGTCAAGCTGCCTAATCTCAGTCGGAGTAGACTGAACAAGCGTCGTGTCGGCCTTCGGGACATTAATGATCTTCTGCCCCCAATCCACTGAGATCGCCATAGCCTAACTCCGACTCGTCGGGCCGCGATTCGCCAAGGCGACAGCCGCCAACGCTTGCACTCGTGCCTCTAGCTCTACTACCCGCTGCTGCAAGGCGACGTGCTGCTGCTTTACGGCGGCGACCTCCTCCGCGCTCTCAGTTTTAAACCGGCTAATCGCATCTGCCAGCGACACCGAGTTGCGGTATTCGATAGACCGCGAAAGCACGCGCCGTTCTTCGGGAGTGATGTCGTTGAGGCTCATTGGTCGAGGATTAGCAGCACGGTCACGTCGAAACCGGTGTCGCTAATGGTTCCGGTGATCTGCCCTGTCTTGTAATACGGGCCGGGGGGCGAAGCGTAGCGGACACGACCAGTGACGGGTTGCGGATTTGTGTAGGCAAAACCCGCGTCCTCGATGACACCAGACCCATTGGTCGTGCCGGACAGGATGTCGGTACCAACAGCCAGGTCGCCGCCGCTTGCAGCCTCTAACAAAACGCGAGCCCCAGAGATCGCGCTCTGATCGTCGGCGTCTAGCACCGTGACGCGCACCGTTTTTGTATTGTTGATTACGACTGACGCGCCCGCCGAGCGATACGTCGGCGTGTTGGTATTGTCGCCGCCGATGTTGATTGTGACCGTGCCGCTTGTGGCTGAAACGAAGATCGCGGCGTCGTTAGTCGTGTCTGCACCGTAGCCGGTGAAGCGGAGGCCGGTCAGGTTATAGGTCGTCGCCGTATCCAGTTCAATCGCGTGACCAGAACCGGCCTGCTCAAACTCCGTATCGTGTAGGCCGGTCGTCGTACCGAAGGTCGGATCTTGCAGGCAAGCCACAGCAGAAGCGGAGTCGGTCACGATCTTGGCGTTCTGAATCTCCGCGCTGCTCTGTGTCAGAAGAGAACATCCGACCGTCGCGCCATTAACATCGACTGCGCTAGTCAGAGTGACGTTGCGAAAGTTCGTCAAGACGCCCGTGATCGTCGCCGTGCCGCTAGTCCCAGACACCACAAAGTCAGGGCGCGTGTCGCTGGTGGCCGATGAGCCAAGACCGATATGCGTGGAAGCGTCCGAAAACACAGAGGTGGCATTTTGCAGATCGACGAGGACGCCAAGGTCACCTGGCCCGTGGTAACCGTCAGGGTAGACCACGACCTCATCTGCCGACGTGAAGACAGTGGCAGTAGCTGATCCAATGTCGAGTCGTCCATTGCAGGTAATCGGTGACCCTGCACCAGCGGCTTGCGTTACGACGCCGTAGCGGTTGGTGGAGGTATTTTGGTCGCTCTCCACGAAGTCGGCGTAGGTGCCGTCAGGGTCAGCACCGTCGCCACTGACCAGCAAGAGGCCCGTGCCGATGTCGATGGCGTCAAGTCCGACGTTTTCTGCCTTCGAGTTTCCATTCTGGAACGCCGCCTCAAAACCAAAATAGTCCACCGCTGTGAGGCTAGGTGAACCAGACCCTGTGCCTTCCCGCCATGCTGCGATGTTGGGGTTGAGTCCGAAAATGAGGAAGCCGCCCTGCGGAGGGTATTCGTCGAAACGTCCCCGATTCGCATTGGTTCCCGCGACAATGTAGTGATAGAAGGCGTTGTTCGCAGAACCGAGTGAAACCCTAGCGCCAGCGGCCACCACAAGGTCCGCAAAGTCTGCGACTACGGCCTTCACAAACCAGAGAGGACGATTGGCGGCGGTCATATCCACAGCACCAGTGCCGGGGTCGTAATCAATGCCGCCGAACGACGCAGAGGTTATCTGCTTGTTGACGATGTTAGAGCCTTGATAACGGTTCTGCGGCTCTGCTGACGGCGATGGCCCCGTCGAGTTAAGGTTGCCCCAGTTAGTATTCGCGTCGGAGGCGTTTACCCTCGTGCCCTGGAATGACACAGCCACGGCGGTCATTACTACTTGACCCCTTCAAAACCATCCAGCGATCCGTTGATCGTGAATAAAAGGCCCATGGCATATTCAAACCAAGCTTGTGCTTCTGCCAGAGTGATCTCTCCAGCCTCATGGCGAACGTCGATGGCGGCAAGGTGAGCAGCATTTTCGGCGACAAACTCCGCTGCGTCTTGCGCTTCGCCCTTCTTAATCGCAAATGCTACCGCGTCTTCATCGAAGTTCTGAGAAATGAATCGCAACGACTCAGGCAGATATTCGTTTTTTCCATCTTCCCCGACGCCGACTAGTTTGGCAGTCGCCTTGACGCCTCGTATAGGTTGGTCAGGACTTGAAGGCGCAGAGTAAACAAATTGAGAAACGTGAAGCCGATTGAACGTGACATCTGGATAGCGCCGATCAGCGACATCGATACTCATCTAGGCCATCCTTACGCATCAGAGGTGCGGATCGCAGTCGTAGATCCACCCGTCGAGAAAAGGGTTCCGCTCGTTTCAAAAGTCTTGATGCCAATATTGTCGCCAGCCGTGCCACCATCGCGAACTCGAATAAACAGAGCGCGGTCGCTGCTGTAGACTGACGTGAAAGTCTCTGACGTTGAGGTGGCTAGGGCGTCGATGTAGCTGATGAAGACGTTGTTGCCGATACTGGCGTTCGTGACATCGAAGTCCGCGACATTCGGGACTGCGGCCTCCGACGCGGTGGGGTCAATGGTGAACGTTGCCCCAGTGTACGAGGTGTAAACCAGGCGGCGATACACGCCATCGTTGTCCGCAACGCGAATCGTACCAGAGGAAGGCGTATCCGATGGGATCGTGGTGTTAACCTCCACCGACGTGATGTTGGCAGTCGTCAGGGCCGTGGTGGCAATCGTGAACTGCCCGAGGTTGAGCGCCGAGCCGGTGCGCGGCCCAACAAGCACCCGATCCTCCCCAGAAACAAGACCAAGTACCTCGAACGTGACGTTGTTAGGAGGCGTACGCTGAGTGTTAGTGAGGTCGAACAGCTTGTCGGTGACGAGGAGCTTTGTCGGGTCTACGCCAACACCAAACGAGCCGATGAGCGCAGCACCCGTCGAAGTTCCAAGATACTCTGGAGAGACTGTGCGCGTTGTCACGCTGCCGTTTACGTCGGCGGTCGTTCCGTTGGTGCGGCCCGTAATCTCGTAGGTGTTGGCGGGGGGCAATCCATATGTCAACTGAATCCACTGGATGCCGGTGGTACCGTTGTCGTCCAGGGCCAGCAACACGCCCGACCCCCCGGTGTTGCCGTTGCCGGTAGGGGTACCGAACACGTCGGCAGTCATGTCGCCGCCGTCTAGCTGACTGATGGCGTCATTGTCGGAAAGGGTCGCACCGTTTTCGACAGCAACCACCATCGTGCCGGTTGTGCCTTGGTCATCAACGTAGAGCAGCTTGCCGACCGCAGTGCCGATGGCAAGGTACTCGCCGACGGTCCACGATGTCGCACCGGCCTCACCGTCGTAGGAGAACTTCGTCCCCCAGACGACTGTCTCGTCTTCGATGAACCCCGTGCCGCTTTCGTTTTGGTATGCCCACTGGTGCGTGATGCCACGGAAAAGCTCGCCATTGATTCCGTGAAGGTTGGTTGAGCTCCCACGCCGCTGGGTGTATTTCGTCCACTCGTACAGGTCGTTAATAACCGGCGAGGCTGGGGTTGCACCCGCTCCCCACGTCCACTTTGAGTAATACTCCTCATCAGTGCCATCGCCAGTGACATCAAAGAGTTGATAGCCTTCGGTGTTGGTGAACTGATCGTACGTCGCAACGGTACCGACAACCGTCTCGTTGTTTAGGTCGTTGGAGGTAAAGATAGCCGCCGTCGAGTTACCCACACCGAGTGTGGACTCAAACTCCGAGTAAGTGTCACCGAACTCACGCGCCTGTACGCGCACCTTCTTGCCGTCGATGTCGGCACCGTTGACGCGGGTCTTGACCATAATGCGCAGCAGGATGTTCTGCGCTGCGTCGGCGTTCAGGCCGGCCCCCCAGTAATTCGTCAGGAGCGCGTTGTCCTGTACGATTTGGAGGTTGGTACCGGCCTCGACCGATCCGACGACGACCAGCCCAGAGTACACGGTATCCCCGTCGTTCTGGGTGATTGAACCGTCGTAGATGTACTCAGCGGCGGTGTCGTCAATGTTGTAGATGACGCCGCCACCGGGAGCGAGGAGCGTGATGATGTTGTCCGTGGCGCGTTCGGATGGCGTCTGGCTGCTAATGTCCACCAGATCGTTGCCGGATGCTACGGCGTCGTCGGCGAGGTCTTGCAGCCAACGGTGGAACTCAAGGACCGTGTAGGTCGTCGTCCCTGAGACGTGGCGAATGTCGCCGTTCACTGCTACTGAAAAATCGTCACCGATAGCCATTATTTCTTCGCGTCAGACGTGGATGCACCGCCACGGGAGGTGGCACGGATTCTCCAATAATACGCGCCAGAAACACTGGATCAATCTGAACTACAACATTCGGCACCGCCGCTTCCGAGGCTTTTGGCTCTTTTTGCGAATAATTAGGTCTAGGCCACGGTTTTTACGATCAATACGCTGATGAGGCCATTCTGTTGGAGTGTGAAGCTCCCGAGGCGAGTCGTCACTTACGAAACCTTCTTTCACTAGAAAGTCGCAAGCCCACTTCAAGCCAGCCGCCAACTCAATGGGATCCCGAAGGGCGTGTAGGCGAAACCCGGCGTACTCCAGATGCCAGTATTTCCACGGCTCTTCTGGGGGCCGGATTCCCTGCGCCATAGCTTCCCGCAGACATTCACGTTGGTATGCGTAGCGAGCGTTGTCGTACACAATCGGTAGTGCTCGCTTCATCCAACCGCCATCCCTGCCGCGCTTAGTGCGCTTCTTCGCCATATCCAACATGGCGTTCATGCTAGGAGGTTCTGGGAGTCGCAGGACGAGCTTAGTAGGCGAATCTTTCTTCTTGCGCGTGTTCCGCGTCATCGAAGCGCGTGTACCCCCGATGCCAATAGAGTGGTATCGAACCCGTTGGCCCGTTCCTCTGCTTGGCTAGGATTAGTTCCGCAGCACCTTCAAGCGCCGGATCGTCACGGAAATAGTACTCTGGCCGGAACAGAAAAGCCACCAAGTCGGCGTCCTGTTCTATGGAGCCAGACTCGCGTAGGTCTGAAAGCATGGGGCGCTTGTCCTGCCGTTGCTCTGGAGAACGCGACAACTGTGATAGGCAGATGACGGGCACTCTAAGTTCTCGAGCGAGCCCTTTCAGCGCGAGGCTCATCTGAGCAACCTCTTGTTCCCGTGAGCGGCTTGAAGATCCACTAACTGGTCTAAGAAGCTGAAGGTAGTCAATCAAGACCAGCTTCAAGCCCCTGGGGGACGCCTTGAGCCGACGACACTTAGATCGTATGTCGAGCACGGTCTGGGTGGCATGGTCATCAATCCACAACGTCGAGGCACTGATGGAGCTTGCTCCCACGTTAACCCGTTTGATTTCCTCTGGTGTCATTGCACCACGCCGCCATTGATGAGCAGACACCATTGCCTCTGCGGACAACAGCCTCTCCATAAGACTGTCCGTATCCATTTCGAGGCTGAAAACAGCTACTTCGCCATGGTCCTTACCCCGCGCCACATTCATCGCAACATTCAACGCAAAAGCCGTCTTGCCCATCGAAGGACGCCCAGCAACGATCAACAATTGGCCTGGCTGCAATCCACCCGTCATTCGATCTAGGTCACGGAACCCCGTACCGATTCCAGTGATACCGTTGCGTGATGGCTCATAACGCTCCAATCGCTCGACTGTATCGAAGATGAGATCCGCAGCCCTGGCACTTGTTTGTTCGTGATTGGCTCCGACCTGGACCTCAAGGATTAACGATTCAATTGAATCGATGATCTCTCTGGGTGACTGATCTGTGTTGCCGCTCGTCGCACTGACAATACCCTGGCGGCAAACCTCGACCGTAGCCCGAAGTGCCGCGTAATCGGATACGATTTTACAATGCGTTTCGAGATAGTCCACGCTCAAGTCAACAGGAGCGCCGTACATTTCCGCCAAGGTGTTGATACCACCGACAGCTTCCACTGTCCCGTTGCTCTTCAGCTTTTCGTGAATCGCAACCGGGGTTGGTGCGCCACCTGAAGACAGAACCTGAAGGATGGCTTCGTAGATGTGGCCTAGGCTCGTCCAATAGAAGTGTGACGGCTGGATGATCGCCGTAGCCACACTCGCCAAATCTGGGTCAGCCAAAAGAGCGCAGACGACACTCTCTTCCGCTTCACGCGACTGAGGTATCTGATCGATCAACGCGCAGCCCTCGTCACGATCTCGCTCCAAACAGCCTCTTCCATTGTGTCACGGAATCGCGATAGGCCCGTCAGGCGCTTCTTGCGCTCATTGAATTCAGCTTGAAGAACCGTTTGTTGCTCCGCGCTCATGGCGGCATATAGCGCATTGATGTCTGGTGTTTCTAGGCTTGGCTGACTAGGCGTAGGACGAACAAATCCTGACAATTTCTTCCTCTCCTCCGCATGAGACGGGGAGAGGGGCTTGTGGCCTGAAGCCTCTTCTAACCAAGACTCACACCTATCTGTATTGCGAAACAACGACTCTGGAGCGTGGAGCTTCAGATCACTCATATAGAACTCCTTAGACTGAACGACCCGACAGAGCTTGCGAAATTTGTCCAACGGGTCTTTTTCCTTGTTCAGTCCTGCGAAGAGAAGGCAACCGTAAGCCGCACGACGGGCTTTGGTGAGTGTAAGGCGACGACCAAAAAGTTCGTTGTAGAGCTTATGAAGGGCCTCTACCATCTCACGTTGCGCGGCGGGTGGTCCTTGTGCTAGACCGTGGCGGATCGCCGGTCGCCCCACACGCTCCCTTTTGGGGTTCCACCACCCCGAATCGACCAAGGACTGAGTGAATCGCTCCACCTCGTCGGGTGCCCACGACCACCGCAGGGAAAAAAAATCCCGAGCCTCGCCCTTAACGATCCCTGACTCATACGAGCCCACCAAGTCCAGAAACGCTTCAGGCTGAGAGAACCTTCGTGGCTTTAGCCAGGCGGCGGATGAGAAGAAAGTGTGCTTCAATTCCATTCAACTACACACTCACCACTTCGCATCAACGGAGTCGCGCTCTGCCGCTGTGACACCATCCCACACGCTTACATCGTCTAGGTCGTCCCGACCCAGAGCCATGAAAGTGAGTAGGGCGAGAAAATTCCATGTTGCGTGAGCGAGGTGTAGGTGGCCCGTTTCGGCGTCTTTCGCTTCCACTCCGTAATGCATGACCTGTATCATGTGGCGCATTCCGCAGTCGAGAAGCGTGGAGTAACTCTGGCCGACCAACCAATCCTTGGGCGCATACTTCTTGGCACCGGCAGTCGCCACCGGCATGATCAACTCCAAACCCTTCAAGGGGGCGAACCACCAACCTGAAGGCTTGCCCTCAGAATAGCGAGTGCCACCAGCCGACTCTGTATCAGTCAAGGTGTCGCGTGACATGATCGTAATAGACCTCGCAGTAAGCCGAACGGCACCCGTTGTAAGCCAGCAGCGCACGTTCAAGATCGACGTTGGTTTCTAAGTAGTGGAGTAGGATCAGAACACCTTTGCAGATATTTGTGTCGATGTCGGCAAGGTCGTAACCACAATGAGGAAACTCCTCACTCCAGTAACGCGGCATCACCTGAAGAAGACCGACTGCGCCCGCATAGCTAACCGTGTCCGGTTTCAACCAAGGATTCTCGACACGCATGACAGCTAGGACTAAGTCCGGCTTCACCCCCGCCTTGTAAGCATTCTTGGCTACCGCGTTCGCTACTCGAGGAACAAGGGAACTGTCCGCTAAGGGCCAACGATAGAGGCTGGATTCAATGTCTGAGACATGGTGCTCCCACGGTTCTGGCAGAGGCACAGGTGTCGATCCATCCACCTCAGACACTGCAATGCCACTAGGGCTGATTGCAAAAAGAAGAGCAACAGTAAGGATCGTGCGAAACATCTTCACCTCTCATGTGATGGTGCCCCGACGCCTTGCCTAGTTAACTGCGATCTTCCCCTTCTTCTTTTTCGCCTTCTTCGTGCCTCCCTGGGGGAGCATCGCGAAGACCTCACGGAAATCACCCTCTGTCCATGTCTTAGGGTCTGACTCAACAGGAAGGGCATCGACAACGACCTGAGACACAAAAGCGTTGAAGTCGAAATCTGGATTGGCCTTCAAGTAGTCGCGAACCTGGCTCTTGTAGTCGCGAGCAGCGGTCGTGGGAGCCTCGACACCGTCCGAAAGCCACCGGACCAGATCACGACCGAAGTTCTCCGTCACGATCCCATGGAAGCTGTCGATATCGCTCCAACGAGTCTTGTCGATGGTCATCGTATGCTCGCGAGAGATGTCGCCGATCAGATCGAACTCATACTCAACGCCATCACGCTGAACCGGAGCCATGCCGACCTTGCGGATCTGAGTCCGCCCACGCTCGTCTTTCTCTTGGACATACGACATCTTGGACCGCATAGTAGCGATGATGTGAGCCTTGGACGAAATCAACTTCTCCATCAGAGCGTTGTGCTCCGGCGTCACCTTGGCCCACGCTTGAAACGTGTTGCCAGACTTAGACCGTGCGGCGAAACGATCCTTCATTTCCAAGGCACCACCCTTGCCGACCCATGCATGACTCAGTGAATCGATAATGATGATGTCGAAGCCAGCATCTTCACACGCTTCGATAGCCTTGACGTAACTCGCAGGGGAGTGGTCGGGCAGCGTCGAAGCAGGAACCATGAAGTCGAACTGATCGCTGTACTTCGCGGCAGAGTTATGCTCTGTGTCGATGACGACAATCGAAGCGTTCTTTCCGATTTCTTTCGCCATGCCCGTCGCCATGACGAGCGCGGTATAGGTCTTCCCTGCTCCGGTTGGGCCAATCAAGGCGACCCGCGCCTTAGCTTGCGATTTTCGCGCCTTTACGAAATCCATCTTACTCCTCCTCCTCGTAGTTCATCCACTCAGGTAGAAACAGGGTGACGCTGCCATTCGCCCCAAACCCAGGCCACTCATCCGACTCACGGCACTCGCCAATCTCTGACAGCCAACGGTACAACGTCTCCGCTGCCTGTGAGATCATGTCTGGCCCCGGCTGATACACAACCGTGTCGTAAGGGGGAACGGACTCTTGAGCGATCCAGTAGAAATTCTTTCGTGCTCGCCCGACATTCAGCGCACCGTTGAAGTAGAAAGCTGCTTGGCGATGATAGCCGTAACGAAGGATTGAGCGACGGAAACCATCTGGGTTGATGTCCCGAGTCGTCTTCAGATCAATGATCGCGTCTTCGTCGGACGAGTCGGCATCGATCAACGCCTTGCAGCGCATACCGGATGTCTCCTCAGTCCAGACGTAGGCCATTTCTCGCTCGACAGCAGAGTCGAGCAGGAAAGCCGCCATGTCCAACTCTAGGGTCGCCTCCATCATCCGATGTGCTTGATCCCAAACCGTTGCGGTGACGACCTCGACCCCATCTGGTTCCATGCCCCTGGGTCGATGTGTGGTGCAGAACATTGTGCCGTCGATGACAACTTGCGCCTTCTTAGAACACTGCGAGCCACGCGCTGTGGTCTGTGAGCACTGGCCTTGAAGGATGTATTCCGCAGTAAAGAGGGCGGGAGTCAGCACCAGACTATGGTAGACCCGTCCGAGGTTGGTCGCGGCAGTGGAATCTGAATGATCCGCCAGGAAGTGCCGCATCGACCCTTTGCCGAGCTTGTTCAGTCGGCTTGAGTTTACCGCATCCCAGCCCCGATAAATGTGGAAGGGGACTCTGGGGAAGACGAGGGGTTGGTCGTCTTCGGGCAGCAGGAGAGGAAACTCCCCCATGATACCTCCTTGATGATGTTTCGATTACGTCGATTTCGTATTAGGACGATACTGTAATCGATCAAGGAGATCTTTAGCAACCTGTACTTCTTTAGTCTACCGGCTGGCTGAGTCTATACGCGACGACAGGGTAGGTCTGCCCGCGTAGATCTTCCCGAAAGACTGTGACGCGCTCCAGGCGTCCCAAGTCCTTCGCAACGTGCAGCCGATTTCTTATCGTCTTCTCCCCAAGTCCTGTCGCCGACATCCACTCCCGAGTCGTGAGCGCATCGTCTGGACCTTGGCGCACGATCTCTTGAATGCGTTCAAGCTCCGCAATCATCTCATTCTCTGTCATGGCTTCCAAATCCTTTGAGGGTCGGCCTCTGGTTTGTATAGAAGAGGGTGGACTTGAGGGACACCGTCGTGCAACAAGATGACCAAGCCGCCACAATCCGGCATCGATTCGATACTAATCCGGCGAGTGAACTCGTCGTGCAATTTCCAGCAGGGGAGTTGGATCGCTCTTGTGATGCCCCGGTGGTCATAGCCGGAGTCCATGTACTTATGTAGGTGCGCCCGAATCGCCACATCCGCTGGTCGGCGACCCTCTAGGTGATGACTCAAATACATATCCAAGGCGTAGAGCCTCGAGTAACTTGCCCGAGTGTGCTCCCGCTGACCGGCGCGTCCATGGTGGCGAATATCGAAGAGGACACCGTCGATCTCCGCGTAGACGAACGGCCAGACAAAACTGTTCGTAGTGGGGTCTTTTACGATATGCTTGACGCCCTCGCGGTTCAGCCGTCCCATGACAGCCTTTTCTAGCCCCGCAGCTTTGCCAACGTGGGCTGGTGTTCCCCTCACAGCGTGGAGGGATTCGTACTTGAAACCTTCTAGCAAGAATTGGATGCAATCCGCTGCGACTTGGATGTGAATGCCTTCATCGTTACTCAGAAGCTGGGTGCTACGATGGTGGTCAGCATCTGTAAGATCTCCCACCCCGAAAACGTGAGTGCGATAACCCTTGGTTAGCCGTGCGATGTCGGCGCGAAACTTCACCCAGTTTCCCCACAGATACTCTTGCAATTTCGACGGCATGATCATTTGACCGTCGTCGTGCATGACACCATCTGGGTGCATGAGGCCGATCGTAGAACCACAATGAGTGTCCGAGAAGAACACCAAAGCTGACTTTGTCAAAACGCACCACCCAAAAAGACTCCCGCCGCCAACGGGATCGCGAACTCCATCGCACCCTTGAGCCAGGACATACGAGATTGAAGCACAATTACTGAGTCAGCATTCACCCTAGCCGACCAACTGCCACGAACACTGTAATCCGTGCCAATCAGATCACCATTGGAGAGTAAGCCGGTCAAGAACACTTCATTGCGTCCAGTCCACATCGCTTGATCGACAGATACTGAACGAAGAAGCAGCGTTGGTTCAACGTACACTGTATCCGTCACCGTCTGGCTTACCGTAATGGGCCGACAAAACGCTTGAACCTCGCTCTGTGCCCCCTGGGAGGCGACCGCGACCTGCACCGGGGGTACGTTGACGTACTTAATGCGATCCACAAAAGTGACAACCGTGTCCGGTTCTCGCTCTAAGAGAACCTCCACCGGCACCTCGACCCGTTGATAACGCACCTC